ACGCTGACGATGTGCCACTCCAGCGGCCGGATCGGCACCGGGTAGACGTACATCTCGATGTCCGGGTACGTCATGTTGATCCAGACAACCTGCGGGTACGTCGACGTCACGGTCTTGACCGCAATGCCGTTGTACTGCTGCTGGTTGATGATCTTGATGCCGTAGCTGACGTTCGTCTGCGGGTCGCGGAAGTACGTCGCTTCATCGACCATGACGGGCCGGTTGCCGACGAAGTCGCCCGTCGGGCCCAACGTGCGGCGGATCGTGCTGGACGGCCAGGTAAAAATCTGGTCCTGCGTCGAGAACACCGACAGCCGCTCGGTGTTCCACGAGTCGATCATCTGGTTGAGCGCCGTCAGCGCGTCCTGCGAGACGGAAGCGGAGGGCGTTTCACCCTCGGCCAGTACGCCGAGCAGCCGCAGCGCCCGGTTGATCTGGTCACCCGCGGTGGTCGACATGCTCCGGCTCCTTGCGACGGCGGCGGCCCAAAGCGTTCACCGGCGGGGCGGCCGGCTCGTCGTCAGGCTCGGGCTCGCCAGGAGTATACCGCTCCCACCCGTACTGTTCGTCGTGCTGGGCTTCAAGCTCCATCGAGGCGATCTTGACGCCGTGGCGTGGATGGCGAAGGTAGATGAGCGGCATGAATGAGGAGGGGGCCGAAGCCCCCTGGTGCTTAGTTACCAGCCATTACGACCCAGTTCGTGCCATCTTCGCACACCAAGATCGCCCACGCGCCAGCAGACGCGGCCAGAATGGCCGTGCCAGCCGTACCCGAGGTGCGAGGCTTGACGTTGGAAGACGCCGAAATGAGCGTGTAGGTGCCCGAGAGGTTCTTGACGAACAGCACTCGGCCGATCTGATCGGCACCGGAGGGCAGTGTCATGGTGACGTTGGCCGCGGAGCCGTTGGCGATGACGAAGTTCTCCGAGTCGCCCAGCGTGAAGCTGGCCGTCTTGGTCACCGGAGCGTTCAGGTAGAACGCCGTCAGTGCCGGGTCGGAGTACGCCACGCCGACAGGACGATTGTTGGGCATGTCGATTTCCTTTCAGATGAGGGGGCCGAAGCCCCCTCGGTCCATCACGCCGCGCGGTAGAGAATCCACGCACCATCGCCGGTCTTGCGAGCGATGAAAAACGCGCCGGTCGTCACCGGGATGGTCATCGTCAGCGAACCCGTCACCGTCCAGCCCGTGCCCGCGGCAACCACTGCGGTGCCCGAGGACGTGCCGAGGTTGACCAGGCGGAACGTGAACGACGTGCCCACGCGATCCGAGTTGACCAGCACGGCTTCGAGCTGGGCCACCGTCGGCAGCGTGTAGGTCTGCTGCGACGTCACGCCGTTGTTGGCCAGGATCAGGCCGTTGAGGACTTGCGCCGGCGTCAGCGTCGCCGTCGCGGTGATGGACACAGGGGCGGGGATCAGGTCGATGAGCGGGTCATTGATGTTGCCGTCACCGACTTGATAGCCGCCAGCACCATTGGGGAGTGCCATGATTGATGTTCCTTTCAGTGTTCAGTTGCGAAGGAGGGGGCCGAAGCCCCCTGCTCTCATCAGCCCCAGAGACGGCAGGCCATCTGCGGACGAATCACGCTGTAGCCGTACAGCACGTCGATCCGGCAGGGCAGGCGGTCGTTGTTGATGTCGTACTGACGCACGACGCGCAGGCTGATACCGTTGTGGACGGCACGCGAGGCCATGTCGACGCCCTGCGGGAGCAGAAGGTCGGCGGTGCCGAACGTGATGGCGTCCTTGTGGTAGATCAGGTTCTGCGGGTACGCGGTGCTGGCGGCGCCCAGGAACGTCACGGCCGCGCTGTTGGCGGGCAGAGCGGTCACGGTTGCCAGAGCCTGCGAGGCCGAGTACATCGGCGCCACGGTCAGATTGCCCTCACCGCTGGAGCCGAGCGTCACGTCAGCCAGCACGACGAACTGGAACAGCGACCCGGTGGACTCGCGGGTCTGCGGGTTCACCGCAAACACGTTGGCCACCGTGAAGACGTCGCCCGCGCGCACCGTGGCGTTGTTGCCAGCGCCGGTGATGGCGATGGTCGTCGCGCCTTCGGTCGTGACCGCGGCCGAGGTCGAGCCGCCCGTCGAGTTGCGCGAGCCGGTCGTGAAGACCTTGATCGACTGAGACATGTTGATCTCGTCGAAGCCCAGCACGCCCGTGCCCATCATGCCGTTCTTGAACTGCTTGCTGATGGTGTCGGTCGGGTTGAAGAGGCCCTTCATCCCTTCGACCAGGCCAGCGTTGGCCGCGGGGTTCACCGTGGCGTAGCGCGGCGACATCACGGCGGCGTTCTCGTTGAGCTTCTGCTGGGCTTGCAGCAGAACCAGCGAGGTGCTGGGCGTGGTGCCCGGCGTGCCGACCGAGTTGCCGATGGTGCGGAAGGCGTTGGCCACGTCGGCGTCGATGCTCGCGGCGAGCTGGCTGATACGAGGCTTCAGCACACGCTCTGCGAAGTCGTCCAGCTGCAGGGTCATCTCGGCAGTCGTGAAGTTGACGCCGATGTGCTTCTGGCTGGCGACCGTCAGGGTCGTGAACTGCTCGTTGTCGTCCTGCACTTGCAGCGCAGCGCCGTCCGTGACCAGAGCGCGGTCAGGCAGACGGATACGCAGCGTAGAGCCGATCTTGGCGCCTTCGACGGCGAACGAATCGTCGTACTGGCGGTTGACGTTGCGGGTGAGCACGAGGTTGTTCTCGAGAATTTCGAGAGATTTCCTCGTGATCATGTCGATGGTAAGAATCGAATTGGGCATTTCGATCTCCTTTCAAACTCAGCGGTTCATGGATGCCTGCAACTTGCGAATCTGCCGTGCTCTCTCGGCTTCGATCCATTCCGACGTACTCATGGTCTTCGTAGAACGAGGATCAGTCGTGTCGTAGGCAACGGACGCAGCGCGATTGGTCACGGGGGAGATAGGCGTCGGCGCAGACGATGCTTTCTTGGTTGGGGCGGGGTTCGAGGCCAGCTTGGCTTCGATCTTGCCGATTTCCTTGGCTTGCAGAATGGGCGGCAGGCGGGCGATACGCTCCGCTTCCTTGACGTTGGACCCGAGGTAGTAGGCTACGTCTGGGCCGATGTCGGAGGCGCGGATGGTGTCAGCCATCACGTTCGTGATCGGCAGCTTGGGGTTGTAGGCGACTTGCTCGAAGTCGTCGTACTTCTCCCGCGCTTGCTCTTCGCGGTCGTGGTAGGCATCCAGCAATTCAGCCTGCTGCCGCTGCGCTTCCCGTTGGGCAAGCAGCTCTTCGGCCTTACGGACTGCCAGCGCTTCCGCGTAGGCTTCCGGGGACTCAAACTGATCAACCGATGGGACGGGCTTCGGCGGTTCGGCTACGGGCTGCTGTACCCGTTGGCGTTCCCACTTGCGCTGTTCTCTCTCAAGCCGCTTCCTGACGATGGCGTCCAACTCTTCCTGAGTAAACGTCTTCGCCGCTTGTTGGGCTTCCGGCTGAGTTTCCTGCGTTTCAGCAGGAGCCGCTTCAGGAACTGCCGTAGTTTCTTGCGCGGCCGGTGCGGTGTCGATCTCCGCTGCGACTTCTTCGTTCATGTCAGAACCAAAGATAACCTGGTCGTCGGGCCAGTACGTTTCATGGTATCACTGAGATACCCGGTGTGCAACTTCTAACGCTAGCCACGCCGCCCACCCGGGCAGCGCGGTGGCTACGGCGTCCCAAACCTCGGGCTGACCGTCTTTGCGGATGTGTTGGTTGACCTCGTAGAGCACCGCGTACACCGTCGAGGCGTAGGCCAGCGCCGGGCCCAGCGAGAGCCAGAACGCCGGCGCGATGAGCACGAGCCACAGCACGCCGAGGGCGACGTGGAGCAGCTTGTCGCGGGGGATCACTTGGCCTCCAGCTTGGCAATCCGCGCGTTTGCCGCATCCAGCGCCGTTTTCAGTTCCTGAATCGACTTCATCAGGGCGTACTGAAGGTCCGTCTGGTAAATGCTCAGGCGCATCTTGGGGTTGTCTTCCGTGCCCCAGTTCGACTCCATGACCAACTCAGGCGCGACAGATTGAACGTCCTGCGCCACAACACCGAGCGTTGGCGCATCGTCGGTCTGGTCAATGTACTTGAACGTCTGCACAGGGATGGCGCAGATAGTGTCCAAGTACGATTTGGCCGGGGCGAAGTCCTTTTTCTCGCGGCGGTCTGAAAGATTGGAGTTGTTGGCTTGATAGTTGATGACGCCGCCGTTGGACGCCAATTGGATACGCAGAGCTGACGTATCGTTGCAATACAAGAACGAAGTGTTGGCGTTACTGTTGTTTGGCGCTGCCGATCCGTAGTAGATGTTCATCCCATACGGAGTCGTGGCGCTCATGGCAAAAATGCCAGTTGCAGGCGCATCGCCGGTAGCGTAAACGTGGAACTTGTAACCGTTGGGGTTGGAATTAGTGCCGACCAACACGGTGCCAACACTATCAATCGTGACCCGCTCAAGGTTATTGGTATACAGGCCCAGATTGTTAGCGGTATTTGTAGCGACAACGGCGTTGTTACTGCTGTCCACGCCGACTTGCAGCGCGGTCGCCAAGTTGCCAATGGTTGCACGAGTGTCCGTGCCACTTGCGCCGCCAAGGATAGACAGTTTGGTGGCGGGCGTTGCGGTGCCAATCCCGAGGTTGCCGGAGGCGTCCAGCGTCATCGCCTGCGTGAAGCTGATGGCGTTGCCTGCGGTGCCGCTGGGGGCGGTGTACCACTGGTGTTGCCCTGCTGTCTGGCGGTAATTGGATGCCGCACCCCCAGTTGCAATGTATTTATACCCTACGCTGTCGTAGTAAGTATTTTGGGCAATGTGCGTGTCATCACTAAAGCCAAACACCGCGCTGCGCGTGTTGAACTGGATAGCCTTTGCGCTGGATGACCACGCACTCGGCGTCACCCCCAGGCCGAAGTTACCTGTAGTGCTAAACCTCCCGACTTCGCTGGTGTTGACTTTGAACACCATCTCGGACGCCCCGCCGACCGGCAACGACTCGACGCTGACCTCGTTGTTCTGGTCGGCGAGGCGCATCTTAGCGCCGCCGGTACGCAGAACGTGGATGTTGCCTTGCGTGACGGACAGCTTCTCCACGACGGACGTGGAGCCAACGACAAGATTCGTCCCATCAAACGTCAGCGCCGAGCTGCTGGCGGGCACCTTGCTGCCGTCGAAGTAGAGAACGCCGTTGACCGTGCCGGCGGACCACGGCGACAGTTGGAACTGGCCGATGGTGATCTTCTTCGACCCCGCCGTGCCGGCCGACGAGTCGACGATGTAGAGCAGGTCGGCCGGGTCAACGTCAACGCCGTTCAGCGACGGCAAATCGGATACTTTTTGGTCAGCCATTGGCAGGCTCCGGTTCAATAACAGGTTCTTCAGGCTCCGGCTGCACGATGCTTAGGCCCATCCTGCCCATCGCCACGAACGGCTCCTGCTGGGTCATGTCGCTGTCGGTGAACAGCGCCTCGATGTCGGCCAGCGTGCAGCCCAGCGGCGGGTCAGCAGCCTGGGACGCTTTGTAGACGGCCTCGGGGTTGCCGGGGATGCTGTCCACCATCACCCACTCGCCCTCCTGCTGCTCCCAGACCTGCAACGGCGTGAACTTGGCGATCAGCGGCGGGCACCAGCCCGAGGAGATGTAGTGCGTTGCCGGCTCCTTGCCGTCAGCCGACAGGCCCGTGGTGAACATCCCCGCACCGCCTGCCTCCAGAGCGCACAGTTGGCGGGCCAACTCGACGCAGTCGTCGGGGATGATGAGGGTTTTGAAGGTGTCCATCAGATCGTCCCCAGCGGCGTCTTGGCCGCGACCCAAGATTCGGTGGATGAGATTTGGCCGGAGGAGTAGGACTGGCCGGCGATGATGAGGCTGTAGAGGTTGCCGTTGAAAGGCAGCGTGGCGTTGTTGCGGCGACCGATGTAGAGCGGGTAGTTGCCGAAGTTGCCGGTGCCTTGGGTCAAAACCGAGGCCGCGGCCTGCGCCCCATTTACGCGCAAGGAGGCCGATGGAGCGCCAATGTTGCTCTGCCCAGTCAGCACAGAAGTAACAGGAGCGGCAACCCCAGCGTTTGTGTATTCAACATATCTCGTCGTTGTTCCGCGAGATACATACGCCAATGACGCAGTGGTCGCAGTTGACGGTGCCCATAGGCCAAATGCGCCATTGTTGGTTTCACCGTCCGCACTAAGTTCGGCAACCCTACCGCCAGCAGCATCACTACTCTTCGTCACCCCCGCCACCACCAGCATCTTGTCGGTGCCAGTGAAATCCACGCTGTTCGTGAGCATGGAGTCGTCCGTCCCGTCGAAGAACAGGTACGGCGGGAACGCAGCCCCCGTGGCGTAGTCGGTGGCCGCACCGATGCGCTGGTAGGTGTTGCTGGGGAAGACGGCGGTGGGGACGAGTTGAGCGCCCCAAAAGTACGCATCTAGCCCGAGAGTAGTTGCTCTCGTATTGTCGGACGAAGAAAGTGCTACATCAATAAGCCCTAGAGGTGATCCACCCGTAGTCCCTGAAATACTGCAGCGATACCACCCATTACCGACGCTTGTAATTGAAGCTGTTACAGCAGCCAATACTGTGCCAACAACGCCGTTTTGCAAATCAAACCATGCTTCAGAATTAGAATTATTATTTACTGCAAGATTCCTAAGCCTTAACCATGTACCTGTTTTTGCTTTAGCATAAACGCTCAAAACATAAGTAGTGTTTGCGGACTGCGAAACATTTTGCCGAACATAGCATTCGGAGCCAGTAGTTGAGACATAAAAAATGTCGGCGGTGTTTGTGCCGATTGGGTCTAATGTTTGGTTTGTGTTGGTTGTGATTGACGCTGCAAACGCAGTCCACGCGGAGAAATCCTCACTGTACGTCAGCAAGTTATACCTCGCCCGCAGCGTCGGGCGGGAGGTGTTAATGGATTGGTAGGCGTGGTTGCCGGGGAGTTCGCGGGTAGAGACAGACGAAGCAAACAACGTTGCGCCAACTGATTGAGCGTTGTGAACAACAAGAACGCGGGCATTAGTGCAACCAGCAGGCGCAAGAAATTTAATTTTTCTGGTCGTGCTTGTTGCGGCGATGGCAAGTGAGGCCACACCAAAACCGTCAACAATAGGTGCTCCAGAATTACCGTTGGAAACGCCAAAAAACGCGGACGTAGCTGTTCCTCGCCGCGCGGTAGCTGTCGTTTCGTACCATTTTCCGGCGGTTACGGGAATTACAATGTACGCAAGTGAAAACCCGTCTCCGGCAGTAATTTGTATCTCGCCGCTAACCGCCGCCAGACTTGCAGAATTTTGAGCTGTCCAATCACTTGTATTTGCGTATGGACCGACATTAGGCGATAGTTCCGACCCAAGCACCAACCCCTTGCTCTTATCCAGCATCAGCCCGACGGCTTGTTCCACCGCCGTGACGGGGGTCGTGCCTGCGGCGTCTTGGAAGAGCGTCGTGAGGTCGCTGGGGTCGTACCAGGCGCCTTGGACGGTGCCGCCGTAAAACAGCTCGTCTGGCAGGAATCCGGGGCCGTTCGTCAGCGAAGCAACGGTCCCCAGCCCCAGCGACAGGCCGTTGCGCATGGGGATGCCGAAGAAGCTCATTGGATGTTGATCGGCTTGGCGTAGACCGTTCCCGCGCCCGTGATCTGGATGGCGCTCACCCGCCACGGGGCCCCCGTGCCGCCCGGCACCTTGAACGGAATCGGCGTGTTGGCGGGCACGGGCGTGGCAGCCGACGTGGCCGTGACCCCCTCACCCACCAGCACATAGCAGGGCGACGTGGCCCAGACCACCACGCCCTGCGGCCCCGCAACCCAGCCGGTCGTAGAGCCCGCCGTGCCGCTAAACGATGCAGACTGAGCGGCAAACACCGAGTCAGCCATAGGATTGAGCAGTTCCATGATGCTTTCCTTACGCGAGGAATTTCAGCTTGTACAAGGTGCTGAGATACAGCCCCACGATCTCGTCGATGATGTTCTGGAGCGGCGTGTCGGACTTGTCGCAGACCTTGTAGCGCATGTCTTCGACGTCTTTGAGCGAGTCTTCCAGAAACTCGATGATGTTGCCAGTCTTTTTGGCGCTCATCAGCGTGATCGGGCCAATCAGCCCGTGGCGACCTTGATACGCCTCGGCGTATTTGTCCGCGAGGTCCACGATGCCATCGTAGAACTCGTTGAGCGCCGAGTGCTTGGCAAACGAGCGGGTGTTGAGATGGACCGAGTGCGCGACGTCGCGGGCCAGAAACAGGTGCCCAATAAAGTCAGCGCAGCTCATTGAGGCATCTCCGGGGGCATCTGGGCGCGGGCCGCGATGGCCATGTCACCCGTGGTCATCACATCGCGCAGGGTCTGCAACACGACCTCCTGGACCTGCTCAGGCTGCATCCCGTTGGCCACGGCCTGCAAGCGACGCGTCTCGGCCTCGTATGCCTTGACCTGCGCGTCCGTCTCGGCCTTGAACTTGTCGACCTCCAGCTTTTGCGCCTCCATCGACTGATTGACGCGCTGCAACAGACCAGCCATCTGCTGCATCTCCTGCGCCATCGCCTCAATCTGCTGGTTGGCGGCTTGCAGCGCCGGGTCTTCCTCGTCGTTGAGGATTTTCGGGTCAATGGTGCGCGCGAACCGCTTGGCCATCTCCTGCGCGCCCGGCCAGTCCATGTTCTTGACGAACAGGTCACCAGCCACGGCCCACAGTTGCGGGTTGGTCTGCAGCAGCTGCGCCATCGCCTCCAGCGCCTCCTGGCGCTTGGTGGCGTAACTCGGGCCCGTCGTCACCACCACGTCGTACTTGCCGACGTTGGGGTTGTAGATGCGGTCAATGACGATGCCCTGCTCGTTCACGATCTTGCGCACGGGCTCGGGCTGCATGGGATTGAGTTTCACCATGCTCGACTCGCCATCTTCGCCAATGATGCGAGCGATGCGCTGCGTGTCGTAAATCTTGGGGATCAAATCCACCAACTGACGAGTAACATGACGAACAGCGCGGGCCAAATTGTCCACATAGTGATAGGTTCCCGTGTCGCTTTCGCGCTGACGCGCCAGGATGGCCCGGCCGGTGCGCTCGTTGCCCTGCATCCCCAGCGAGGCGTCGTACTGCCCCGTGGTGGCCTTGATGTCCTCGGACGCCCCCAGCTTGGCTTGCAGCAGGCCACTGGATGCCATAGGGGGCGACGCGCGCTGCGGCAGCGGCAGCATGTTGCCCTGACCGTCCGTGACGTCAGGATTGACCTCAAGGTACGGCCAGTTTTGCGTGTTGGCGGTCTTCCACTGGGTCTCGTAGCCTTCGAATTGGCCGCCGTAGCCGATGAACGGGGCCTTGGGCGCCAGCGCCAGCATTTCCGCTTCCTGGCTGACCCAGTAGTTGTACATGCGCTGCGCGTCCTTGGCGTTGCGCACGATGCCGCTGATGTACATGCGGCCGTCGACCTCGAACTCGTTGCCGATGACGCGCACGACCGGAATCCAATCGCCCGCCCAGTCGGACTCCTCGATCACCTCGTAGCCGTTGATCTTGCACCACTTGACGCGCTTGCGGTCGGCCCGGCGGCTGCGGATCGGCGAGCCGTACATGGCCCGCAGGTTCTTGTCCTCGGGCGTGCCGGCAAACGCCGTCTGGTTGCCCGGGTACAGGTTCAGCGTGGCCTTCTCGTAGTCGACGTAAAAGTATTCCGCGATGCGCACCGTGTCGTCGTGCAGCCACATCGTGAACGACTGGTCGCCCACGCCCAAGCTCATCAGCGTCGTGACGGGCGAGGCGTTGGGGTACAGCCGTTCGTACTCGTCCCGCGTCAGGTCTTCGGTGATGAAGCACCACTTGGCGTCCGATCCGCACGGGTCTTGGATTGTCGGGTCCATGTAGACCGAGAACGAGTTGCGGATGCGCCCGATCTTGATCTCCTGATCGAACGTCGTCTCGTCGCAGTACTCGGTCAGGATGCGAATGTACCCCTCGCCGTAGGCCACCTGGTTCTCGCAGGCGGTGTCGTAGGCCACGTCGGCGTCGGAGATGTACTCGATGTGCCGAACGACGCCGTTGAAGACCTCTGCGACCTCCAGATCGGCCTTGTCGTCGGCCGGAATCACCTTGCCGCTGGGCCGGTTCTGGCGCTGCTCGTTGGTGACCTGGCGGACATGCTGCGGCAGCTTGTTGATCGTCAGGCACGGGCGAGCGTTGATGGACTGCCCCTGCACCGCGCCGCGGGTGGCCAGCACGTCAGCGGGCCACTGCCATTGGTTTGAAGGACTGCCGGCGTAAAAACGCAGATCGTCCAGTTCATCTTCGCGCGATTCTGACAACGCAGAAATGGCCATGTTCAACCGCTTACGAGCGGTTGCGAGCAACTGAGAGTCGCCCTTGGTGCCGCCGCTGCTGACGGCGCCGGCGGCAACGATGTCTGACGGTTGGACCATTACTTCTTCTTTGCGGGGGCCTTCTTGGCGGCCTCGCGCTGCGTCGAGTACGCGATGGCCACGGCCTGCTTCTGCGGTTTTCCGTGGGCCATCTCAGTCTTCACGTTTTTGCGGAAGGCGGCGGGACTTGCAGACTTGACAAGGGGCATATCATTTGCCTTTCTTGGCCATCAGGCCCCCATCCAGCTCGCCGTCATCGACGCGCGATCGTGCATTTTGAGCGTGCGGGGCTTCTCGACGTACTGCCGCGACGCTACCGGGAACGCGAACGTGCACGCCAGCGCGTCTGCCGCGTCAGGGGATGCAAGTCCGCGTGCTTTCATGTCCTTTTTTGACTCCAAGAACATCTTGCCGGATGAGTCAGGCTTGGTTTTGGGCCCTGTCAGGTCGGTTTTCAGTTGCCGGTCGTCGGGAATTGACGCAGTTCTGAGCCAATCACGCATCGCGCCCCACAGTTCGGCGCGCTTGTTGCCCCACATTACCGGGTTCTTCGACTTCCAGCCAAAGTTGACCCCGCGCACCTTATACCGCTGTTCGTTGAGCCGGTCAAGTATGCCGTACCCGAGCCCGCCCTCGTCCATGACCACCAGCGCGGGCTTGTACTCCTCGATGGCCTCGATGACGTGCCCGACAACCGTCATGGTGTCGTCGCCCTTGTAGCGCTTGATGGCCACCAGATCCCGCCCCTGACGCGCCACAATGACGGTCGAGTCGGCCCCTGATCGGGCTGGGTCCACGCCGAGCACGATGGGAGCGCTGGGGTCCTTGTACCGCGGCCGGCGCACCGCCTCGGCCACCACCCCGGGCCCGATGAACTGGTCGTCGCCGGTGCTGGGGAACTGCCCGTACACCTCGACGCGCGCCTGGGGCGAGTCCTCGCCGTGCTCGTCGATGATCTGCTGGTAGATCGCCGGGTCGGTGCCCTCCACCGAGCGCGAGTCGATCTGGCGCGTGGTCCAGAAGTCCCGCTTGGCGTGGAAGCACTCGAAGAAGTAGCCGCTCGGCCGGCGCGGGTTGCTGAACGCGAACCAGTACCGATGGACGATGGGCTCGGTGAAGAAGCCCGCGGCCACCGACCAGATGCCGTCCGGGATGCCGCTGGCCTCGTCGAAGATGACCATCATGCCGTCGTGGTTGTGCACACCGGCATAGCCGTCAGGGTTCTCCTCGGACCACAGCTTCCCCTCGGCGCCCCAGTAGCGCGTGCCCTTGCGCAGATCCCGCTCGACGAGTTCAGTCAGCCACGCCGCGGGTGCGAGGTTGGTCGCCGACGGCTCCCACCAGTGGCTGTTGATGGACATGGCGACCCACTTGGTCAGCTCGCCCCAGGTGACCTTGCGCAACTGGTTCTCGCTGTTGGCGCTGACGACCACGCTCGATCCGATCTTGGTGGACAGCATCCACAGGATGAGCCAGCTCACCAGGGCCGACTTCCCGATCCCCCGGCCCGAGGCGACGGCGGTGCGCAGCGCCTGGAGCACGGCATCGGGGGCGTTGTTGGCGCGGATGTGCCGTGCGATGGCGCGCAGCACGTCGCGCTGCCAGGCCCGGGGTCCGGTAAAGCGCTCCAACGGTGTGCCAGCCTGCCCCCAAGGGAAGACGAACATGACGAACGCCTCGGGGTCGTTGGCCAGCATGGGGGACCAGAGCTGACTCATCAGCTGCTGCTCCTCCTGCGGCGCGTAGCGCGGGCGTTGTGCGGGCATCAGTCGACGGATGAGTCGCGCGAGTTGTGCGATGGGAGGGCGAGCGGGTCGTCCACGTCGCTGATTTCCTCCACGACCGGCAACGCGGCCACGCGGGAGTTGGCCTGCTCCAGCGCGGCGGTGATGCTGATCGAAGTGGACAGTTCGATCTGCTTGCTCTCGCCGTAGGTTTTACGGTTGTCGGCGCCCATGAGCCACTTGTAGGTGTCGATCTTGAGTTTGGACCGGGCAACGTCTTCGATGGCGTCTTCAGCCTCGGCAATCTCAATGATGCGCCCTGCCCACCACTCGGTGCGCAACTCCTTGGCCTCCTTGTAGCGCTCCATGCGCCGCGAGTCGCGCTTGATCCAGCGCCAAAAGGCGTCGTAGTCGATGTCGCGCAGGTCTTCAGCGACGACGGACTTCAGGGTGCGCCCGCGGGTAATTTCGGTGAGCACACGCTCAAACATGGCCTCGAAGGTGGCGTCGAGAAGCTCACGAGATAGGCGACGACGCTCCTGCGGATCGATGAGTGCCGCGGGGACGAGCGGAGGTTCGATGTGGTGTTCGACTGGCCGGGTGGCTTGATGTGCCGTGGGGGCCAGCCAGTGCGGCAGGGGCGCGTTGTCCATGGTGCGCTGATGCTACCACAAGGATAGCGTTGCTGAATATAGGGCTCTGTGGATTGATTTTGAAAAAATTTTTGCGGGGGTGTGGACCTTCCGTTTTTGTCACAGCACACCGCTGGCCCTCCCTCCCCCCACCCCCGCGGCATCAGGGCTGCGCGGCCGCCTGATCTGTTCCGGACCTCGTGGCGCAGCGCATCCGGGCATCATCGCACCCTGTATGCATGGGGTGGATTCGTACCCCGTGTCAGGGGATCGGGGGATCGGGAGGGTCCGGGGATCGGGGATGCGGGGATGTTGCTCTGTAGGGGTTCGGGGTATCGTACGATGTTGGGTGCGACACGTTGACTTTTGACTGCAAACGAACAGGGGTTGAAGACTTTATGCATCGTACTTATCCCCTCCCCGCACCCCCCGATTCCCGTCGCAGTGTCGCAACGGCGATAGACAATGCCCGATAACCCTACACTTCCGTAGGGTATTGATACAGAGTACACTTCTCTTCGTCGATCAACAAACCCGGAGCAACAAACCATGCGCCTCATCGCCTTCCTTCTCGCCACTGTGAGTTTCGTTATCACACTCGCCTCGATCGTCGGCACCATCGGGAGCTTCCTGCCCTCCCCCTTCCATGGTGCCGTGTGCGCCCTTCTCGGACTCGGCCTTACCGTGTTCTGGCTCGTCGTCGCTGAGCGTCACTAAGCCACACTCGGAGCAACGAACCATGATCTACGCCCGCATTTACAAGGCCCGCGGCGGTGGTTACGAGCTCTCCCTTTCGCTGACGTGCGAGCTTCGCGACGCCTACTCTCGCCAGCGCTTCCCCGGCCTGCGTGAAGCAAAAGCCGCAGCAAAGGCCGCGGGCGCTAAGCCCTGGAACTATTGACGCTATCCGCCTAGCCCCGATCGCCCGGGGCTATGGGATGCGACAGAGCATCGCAACACAAGAGAGAGGATCACATCATGCCCAAAACCCGCGGTTTCGTTTTCTACGATGGTCCGTCCGTGCTTGACGGTGCCCCCATCATCGGCATCGCCGTCTATCGCTCATCGAACGTTAAGACGGGCGACATGGTCCAAACCTACATTCTCCGCGCCGATGTCGACCCTGTTAGCGCCCTCATGTCGGGCGCCGATGATTCTATCTGCGGGGATTGTGTCCACCGCCCGATTAAGGGGGGCGCCTGTTACGTTGACGTGGCCAAATCCGTTCGTTCGGTCTATGCTGCATGGTGCAAAGGCGCTTACCCGCTCATGTCGCCCGCGGATGGTGCGCGCACCATCGTCGGCCGCGTGCTTCGCATCGGCAGTTATGGGGACCCCGCTGCTATCCCGGCCGAACATTGGCACGCACTCATCGCGCACACCATCGGGCACACGGGTTACACACACCAGTGGCGACAGGCGCACGCGCAAGCTCTGCGTGATATTGTCATGGCATCGGCCGATAGCGCGGCCGATCGCGATACCGCACGGGCAATGGGCTGGCGCACATTTCGCGTGCGCACATCGACCGAAGCGCTCGGGGCGCGCGAGATAGTCTGTCCCGCATCGGACGAAGGCGGGTTCAAGCGCCAATGCATCACGTGTCGCGCGTGCGACGGGGCGCCTCGTGGCGCCGGCCAGGCCAGCATTGCCATCATTGTGCACGGCGCGAAGGCACGTCGATTCGTGCCGATCGTGGCGGTTTAAGGGGCACCAGCATGACAGACGATCCTGTGATCTTCGCACGCCCGTGCGTCAATCATCCGGACCTATCGGTGTCCGTGGCGCGCACCATTATCGGCACCTATCGCATGGTGTTTCGCGACGATGATGCCAACGCCATCATAGAAACCCGGATTTTCACATCCTGTATGCGTGCCTACGATGCTGCGCAGCTGTTGATCAATCAACCCTGAGAGAGGAGATATGACAATGCCTGATAACCGCGAACCCTCCCCCCTGGCCTTCGCGGCCGGGGTTCTGCTGGCCTTTGCTGCCCTCATGGTGGTTCTGTGGCTACCGGTTCTGCTGTGATCCCCACTAACACCCTGCCCGACGGCACACGGCCGCCCGGCACGCCGCCGTGGTGGCCCTTCGGCACCACCAGACCCAGCGACCCCATACCGCCCGTTGACGTGCGTATCCCCCTGCCACGCGCGCCACGGGAGCCCCTGCCGCGGGACTACCCTGCGGCGCCATTCTGAGAGAGGAAACCGCACCATGCGAGACCCACACGACAGGCGCACCCTCGACCTGCTCAAAGACCTTGAGCATCGCATCGCCCTCGCCCGCGAAGCGCGAGCCCTGAGGGTCTACCGGGGCCGGCTCGCCACAGCACCAGACTGCCGAGACCCA